TATTCGCAGTTGTTACCGAAGATGGAAGCCCAATTAAAGGGCGAACTGGCTAACGAACCAGATTGGAACGCTTTGTATGAAGATGATCCTGTTGGTTATGTTCGCGAAAAACAGCTTTGGGATGAAAAGAAAGAAAAGCTTAGTGCTGTAAGTGCTGAACAACAAAGACTTCAACAAGAAGCCTTTGCTAAACAGCAAGAACAAATTGCAAAAGCAGTTGAATACGGCAACCAAAGACTTCTTGAAATAATCCCAGAATGGCAAAACCCAGAGGTTGCTGCCAAAGAAAAAGCTGCTATTAGCGAGTATGCAATGAAGGAGTTGGAATATACTCCTGAAGAGATACAACAGGTTTATGATTATCGTGCTTTGCTTGGTTTAAGAAATGCTTGGTTAAACTCTCGAACAGTTGAAGCCACAAAGAAAAAACCAACACAAAAAGCACCAGCAAGAGTTGCGAGACCTGGTACGACTAACCGACCAAAAACGACAACACCTGTGAAGAAAGCAAAACAAAGGTTGGCCAAAACTGGGAAAACCTCAGATGCGGCTAAAGTATTTGAACAATTAATTTAATTTTAAAGGAATATAAAAATGGCTAAAGTAACTAACGCTTTTGACACATATTCGGCTACTGCTGACAGAGAAGATTTAAGTAATATTATTTACAACATCTCTCCTATGCAAACACCTTTTATGTCATCAATAGGCAAAAGAAATATTAAAAACGTAGTGTTTGATTGGCAAACAGAAGTATTACCAACTCCAAGTGCTAGTGGACAGTTAGAGGGTTTTGAGCTTTCAAGATCAACAGCTACTGCTACATCAAGAGTAAGTAATGTTGCTATGATTTCAAGCAGAGATGCTACTGTAACAGGCTCACAAGATGCTTCAGACCCAGCTGGTAAGAGATCAGAAATGGCTCACCAACTAGCTATTATGGCTAAAGCTCTTAAAAGAGATATGGAAGAAGCTCTATGTAAAAATGGAGATAAAACAACTGGTAATGCTACAACAGCTAGGGTAACTGGTGGTTTTGAGTCTTGGGTTGAAACTAACGAGTCAAGAGGAACAGGTGGTTCTTCTACTGGTGGTGGTGCTGCTCCAACAGACGGTACACAAAGAGACCTTACAGAAGATCTTTTAAAAGACGTATTACAGCAAATGTTTGCTAGTGGCGCAGAGCCAAACATGGCTATTTGTGGTCCACACAACAAACAAGTTATTTCTGGTTTCACAGGAAGAACACAAGCTAGACAGTTTGTTGATGCTAATACAGTTGAAGCTTCAGTAGCTATCTATTCATCTGACTTTGGTGAACTAAAAATCGTTCCATCAAACAGAAGTAGAGAAAGAACTTTATTGTTAGTAGATCCAGAGTTTGCGAAAGTATCTTACCTAAGAGACTTCCAAACTGTTGATATTGCTACAATAGGTGATGCTGAGACTAAAATGATTGTATGTGAGTACGGGTTAGAAGTATCTAACGAAGCTGCTCATGGTGTCGTTGCAGACTTAAACGTATCATAAGTTTAGTAATAAGCTTTAAGGGAAGTTTCGGCTTCCCTTTTTTTTGTGCTAAAATTCTTACATGGCAAAAACTACATTAATAGATCATAGACAAGGTATTAAATCTATCTTTGCTACAGAGGATGACAAGGTTGTTTATCAAACAAGACAAGACATACAACCAACATTAGACTATGTAAAACAATTATCTGAACATACACCAGGTAAAGATTTTCGTCATGTAGCAGAAGTTCCCATGGTAATATATCAAAAAGCTTTAAGAGAAGGCTGGGCAAAAGATTCTGCACAATGGAAGAAATGGTTAAACCATTCTGATAACAAACCCTTTAGGACATGGAAAGGTAAAGTATGACATACGATGAATTAAAAACTAATATTGCAAATTTCTTAAACAGGTCAGATTTAACAGACCAGTTAGACTTTTTTATTGATGCAACAGAAGCAGAGTTCAATAGAAGATTAAGAAACAAGGATATGATTAAACGGGCAACTGCTACAGCAGATGCGCAATATATGTCATTACCAACAGATTGGTTAGAGGCTATTAATGTTGAAATCACATCAAACGATTTCAGACCATTGTTTCAACAATCTATCGAATCATTAGATGTTTATAGAAAATCTAATAATAATGTAACTGGTCAACCAATATATTATGCACTTGTAGATAATACTTTAGAATTAGCACCTACCCCTGACACAAGTTATACGCTACAATTAACATACTATGGCACTATTGATGCTTTAAGCAGTTCTAATACAACGAACTTTATATCCACAGGATATCCAGATGCTTACTTATATGGTGCTTTAAAACACGCTTCTATCTATCTAATGGAAGATGAAAGAGTGCCGTTATTTACAGCACAATTTGAAAAAGCATTAGAAGAGATGAGAATGGAACAAGAGAAAGCAGAATTTGGCAAAGGATCTCTAATACAAAGAAGAAGAACTTATGGCAAGTCTGGTAAAAAAATGTATTATTGGAATAATAATTAGGAGATAAAATGGCTGGATTTAGTGATTATTTAGAAGATAAAGTATTAGATCATGTATTTGGTGGTAATGCTTATACAGCACCATCAACATTATATGTTGCTTTATATACTGTAGCACCTACAGATACAGGTGGTGGTACAGAAGTAACAGGCGGTTCTTATGCAAGACAAACTGCTACATTTACCGTATCTGGTACTGATCCCACAACAGCAACTAACTCAGCTGCGGTTGAATATCCAACGGCTACAGCAGACTATGGTACAGTCGTTGCAGTTGGTATATTTGATGCTTTAACAAGTGGTAATCTAATGGCTTATGCAAACTTAACAGCTTCAAAGACTGTAAGTTCAGGCGATGTATTTAGATTTGACGCTGGCGATTTAGATATAACATTAGCGTAATATCATGGCCTCAGTAGGCTATGGCTTATACACATACGGGAAGTCCAATTATGGAACTCCCGTTTATCATTTTGGTGCTGCCACAATAGCACAAACATCATCTGCAACAGCGGATGGTAGATTTGTAATTACTGGTGCATCAACCATATCAGCAGTTTCTTCTGCAACAGCAACAGGTAGACAGATAGACCGCGGACAAGCGGTTATTAGTGCAGTATCTAACGTTACAGCATCTGGTACACAAATTGATAGAGGTGTTGCAACTATCACAGGTACATCTGGATTTACAGCAGTAGGCACACAAATAGATTTAGGATCTGCAACTATAGCAGCTATATCTAATGTAATAGCTACAGGTACACAAATAGACCGTGGTGTGGTTATAGGACCAGTCGTATCAGGCATGACAGCTACAGGTAGATTTACTGTAGTTGGTGAAGGAACATTTGCAGAAACCAGCGGATTTAATGCGTTAGGTGGACTTGTTATAACAGGCACATCTGTAATTGCACAAACAAGTGGATTTAATGCAGTTGGTGGTCTAAAATGGGAAGATATTATTGTTCCTGGTGAGACTTGGACCGATCAAATAGTAGCAGAAGAAACTTGGACAGAACAAACTAATCCAAGTACATCATGGACAAACTTAGGCGAACAAGACGCAGCTTAGAGGAATTTTTTTATGGCAGATACATTTACAACAAATTTAAACTTAACCAAACCAGAAGTAGGCGCATCTACTGATACTTGGGGTACAAAACTAAATGATGATCTTGATGATTTAGATGCGGTATTTAGTTCTACTGGTACTTCAGTAGCTATGAACCTAGACGGAGCAGTCATAGATAGCTCTGTCATTGGAGGCACAACTCCAGCAGCAGGTACATTTACAACCCTTACAGCTAATACATCTATAACAGGTACACTAGCTACAGCAGCACAAACCAACATAACTAGCGTAGGAACATTATCTAGCCTTACAGTTTCAGGTGATCTAACAGTTGATACCAATACACTCTATGTAGATGCTACAAATAATAAAGTTGGAATTGGAACGACTAGTCCTTCACAAAAACTTCATGTATCAGGTAATGCTTACATAGCTGCTGGTAACTATTTTACTAACTCTACAAGCGGTTATTTCTTTGGTGGTGATGGTTCTTTTACTAATGGTGTTTATGGCATTGGTGTTAACAATATGGCTTTCAATGTTAATGGCTCAGAAAGAATGCGTATTGACTCATCAGGCAATGTTGGAATTGGAAACAGTAGTCCTTCAGATAAACTGCATGTTGGTACAAGTTCAGGTGGAACACAATTAAAAATACAATCAGGTTCAGGCGTAAATAACTGCTTACTGCATACTAACGGAACAACAGATTCATGGCGTACTGGTATGAATTTAGCTTTAACAGATGGTTCTTACGAGTTTTATGATGATGTAAACAATGTTGACAGAATGGTTATTACATCTTCAGGAAACGTTGGAATTGGAACGAGTAGTCCTGCTGCAAAGCTAGATTTAGATAATGGCTCATCAGATTGTGCTATTAGGTTTGGTTCAGATACTGGTGATTGGACAATAACAAATGTTAGAAGTTCACACGCATTAACAATTACTGATAATGATGGAACTGGTGAGGTTTTTCGCATTGATACTTCAGGCAACTTGTTGGTGGGTGGTACATCAGCATTAAGTGCATCTAAAGTTCTTTCATCATTTAATGGAGCAACACATAATGGTTATGTTGCAAAAACTACATACACTGGCACTGGTTCAAACTTTGCAGTATTTTTAAACTCAGGAAATCAAGTTGCAGGAAGTATTAATCACAATGGAACAACAAGTGTTGCTTACAACACATCTTCAGATGCTAGACTAAAAGATGTTACAGGCTCTGCAAGAGGCTTAGAAGTAATCAACGAACTTAATCCAGTAGCATATAACTGGAAAGCAGATGGTAAAGCTGATGAAGGTTTAATAGCTCAAGAAGTACAAGAAATAGTACCAAATGCAGTATCAGGTTCTGAAGAAGAAATGTATCAAATGGATTACAGCAAACTTGTAGTACATCTTGTAAAAGCTGTAAAAGAACAACAAACACAGATTGAAGCCTTACAATCTGAAATTAACTTATTAAAAGGAGAATAAAATGGCAAATATTTACACATGGGACTGTAAAACAGTAGACGTTTATCCAACACACGATGGGCATTCTGATGTAGTTTATACGGTTCATTGGCGATTAAACGCAGAAAGCGATCAACAAGACGCTGAAGGTAATAACTATTCAGCTTCTGTTTATGGTACTCATAGCGTTAATGCAGATGATATATCTAACTTTATACCATTCGCAGATCTTACCAATGATACAGTAACTGGTTGGGTTACAACTGGTATGGGTGATGATGAAGTTGCTAATCTTAAATCAGGATTAGACAGCAACATTGATGGCCAAATCAATCCAACAAGCGAAACTAAAACCATAGGTTAAACAATGGCACTATTGCCTGTAACTCCGCCAGCTGGCATAATCAAAAATGGAACTGACTATGCTAACAAAGGTCGTTGGGTTGACGGCAATCTTGTGCGTTTTGAAAACGGATTTCTCAAACCTATTGGTGGTTGGACTAAACTAAGAAACACAGCATTAGACGGTGAACCTATAGGTATGTATGCCTATAAAGATAATCTTGGTGAATCCATACTAGCTGTAGGTACAAGACAAAAGGTATATGTTTTATACGACAATACTTGGACTGATATAACACCAGCTGGTTTTGTAAGTGACGCTGACAACGATCCTCTTGGTTACGGTGCATACCACTATAACGTAGAAGATTATGGCGATGCTAGAAGTCAATCTGGACTACCTCTTGCTTCAGGTCATTTCTCCTTTGACAACTGGGGTGAAGATTTAGTCTTTTGTTTTTCTGGTGACGGCAAAATCTACAAATGGCAACCTAATTCAGGCGGTACAGCTGATACCATAGGTACAGTCGTAACAAACGCTCCTACAGGCTGTCAGGCTGTTCTAGTGACTAATGAAAGGCATTTAGTTGCTATTGGTTCTGGTGGCGACCCTAGAAAGGTATCTTGGAGTGATAGAGAAGATAGAAACACCTGGACATCTAAAGCTACGAATACCGCAGGTGATGTGCAAATACCTACAGGTGGTCGTGCATTATTAGGTGTTAAATATCAAAACGATGTCATAGTCTTTAGTGATACTGGTATAGATAGAATGAGCTATGTAGGTTCACCTTTTGTTTATGGTATTGCAGCAGCAGGTGCAAACTGTAAAGCTGTAAGCAGAAGATCAGTCGTGCAAACAGGAAACTTTCTTGCGTGGATGGGTGAAAATTCATTCTTTGTTTACGATGGTGCTGTCAGAGAAATCAAATGCGATGTGCATGATTATGTGTATGACAATCTAAACATACAAGGCAGGCAAGCGTGCTGGGGTGGACATAACTCTAACTTTAATGAAATATGGTGGGGTTTTCCTGTAGGTGATGGACAATACACACCAAACAAATATGTAATCTGGAATTACTTAGAAAACACTTGGTCTATAGGTTCTTTAGATAGAGGCTGTTGGATTGACCAAGGTGCGTTTGATTATCCTATTGCTGGTGATTCAAATGGTTTTGTATACGAACATGAATCAACCACATTATCTAATTCACCAAACTTAAATAGTGATGCACCCTTTTGTACAAGCGGTCCAATAGAATTAGGTAACGGTGATAACTATGTGCAATGTAATCAGATTATTCCAGACGAAGAAGCAAACACATTACCAGGTGTAACAATAAGTTTTAAAGGTAAGTTTACCCCGCTAGGTAGCGAAACAGACTTTGGTAGTTTTACCTTTGAAAATGACGGATATACCGATGCTAGGTTTACAGCAAGACAAGTACAAATGACTGTAACAGGTAGCACAACACAAGATTTTCAAGTTGGTAATATAAGATTGAATGTAAGAACTAGAGGTAAAAGATAATGGATTTATCCTCACAAAGACAGTATATACAAAGAGCTGAAACAGCGCATGAAATACTTACCACTACAGATTTAACAACATTATATACATCCCCAAGTGGTGATGATTTTACTTTTGCAATCATTGAATCTATTTTGGTTTGTGACCATGATAATCAACAAACCAATATAACACTTACTGTAACGCATGATGCTACTACTTATACCTTATTTAAAGAATTTACTATTACTGCTTACAATACTGAAGAATTATTAACTAGAAGTTTAGTACTACACCAAGGCGATGTTGTAAAAGTACAATCAGATCGTGCTGGTAATTTAACTGTTTATGCGAGCATCGTAGAATATGCAAAAGGTGACTAATAAAGTAGTTGATATAAGCCAAGCGAAAAAAGATCCTTGGGAAATTGAATGGGAAAGGTGTAAACCTTATATAGCAAAAGCTGTAAAGTATCAAGATTCCTATACAATTGACGATATAGAAGATAAAATAAGACATGGTATATTCCATTTATGGCCAGGCAAAAAGTCTGCATACATAACAGAATTTGTAATATATCCACAAGTTAAAGCAATGAATTTATTATTTTGTGGTGGTGATTACGAAGAATTAGAAGAAATGCTACCATCAATAGAAGCATTTGCAAAAGCCGCAGGTATTAAAAGATTATACGGTGGCGGTAGAAAAGGATGGATTAGAAAGATAAAACATCTAGGATTTGAGACAGAACATTTAATTAGAAAAGACTTATGAGTAAAGGAAAAACCAGAACAGAAGAAGTAGCAAGTTTACCAGCATGGCAAGAAGCTCAATTTAAAGAGCTTTTTAGCAGAGCGCAAGGGGTATCAAGACAACCATTCTTACCCTATACAGGCCCAATGGTTGCTGGTTTCTCACCAGACCAATTGCGACAGTTCCAAGCTACAAGAGGTATGTTTGAAACAGGTATGGGTTATGACCCAACACAAGCTTTACAAGGTATGGCACAAGATCAGTTTAGACCTACCATCCAACCTGTTACTGGTTTTCAAACACCAACGATAGAAGCAACACAAGCTCCAGGTGCAGCACAGATAGGTCCTGTATCTACTCCACAGTTTAGAGGTTTATTAAGTCAAGACATAGGTGCGTATCAATCCCCTTATCAACAACAAGTTATAGATTTAGCTATGCAAGATATACAGCGACAAGCTGATATAGCGCGTGGCGGTGCGCAGGAAAGAGCAATCAGAGCAGGTGCTTTTGGTGGTTCACGATCTGCAATACTAGAAGCAGAATCACAAAGACCTTATGCAGAGCAGATGGCTAGAACCTCTGCTGGTTTAAGACAAGCAGGCTTTGAGCAGGCGCAAGCAGCAGCACAAGCTGATTTAGCAAGACAACAACAATTAGGCATATTTGGTGCTGGTCAAGAACAACAAAGAGCGTTACAACAAGCGCAGCTTGGTCAACAAGCAGGTATCTTTGGTGCAGAGCTAGGACAACAAAGACGTATGCAACAAGCACAGTTAGAGCAACAAAGACAGTTAGCTGGTTTAGATATTGCTGGCAGAGCTGCATTAACACAACCACAATTAGAGATGCAGGCGCGTGCGCAGAGAGCAGGCTTATTAGGTGGTTTACAAGGACAACAGTTACAAGGTCTTGGTTTACTAAGCGGTATAGGCGCACAACAACAAGCACTACAACAAAGAGCTATAGATGCACAAAGAGCAGAGTTCCAAAGAGCGCTTGGTTATGGACCGCAACAAGTTAGTTTATTACAAGCTGGTATGGGTACACCATTAATTAGTACTACTAGAACTGACCAACAAAAAACTGGTGTAGGTGATGTTTTATCTAGTGTATTTGGACTTTTTGGTTAGGTGATTAAATGAGTATAGGAAAATTACAAAACAGAGGTGGTAATTTTGTTGCACGACTTGGTGGTGCTGATGTTTTAAAACAAGAAGAATTATCTAAATTAACACCAGAACAAATGGTTCAATATAACCAACAAAGAGAGGCAGCAAGAAATGTTGGTATGCGTGAGCTTTCTGCAAGATTAAGTGATGCTTTTGCTGGTAGAGATGTGGCTGGTAGAGCTGCTGCAAGAAGGCCAATGATAGAAGCAGAGAAAAAGCAGGAAGAACAACAAAAATTGTTACAACAACTTGGACAAGACCCAAGATATGCTGACCAAATAAAACTTATACAAGCTGGTTTAGATCCTAGTGCGTTTACTACTGGCAAATCAGATACTGCTGGTATGAAAGATTACGAGTTTTATCAAAGCTTAAAAACACCTGAAGAAAAAATGGCATTTTTGCAAGCAACAGGTAGAGGATCACAAAGTCCTGAATTACAAAAACTAATTAGAGAAGCAAAATTACCTGGCGGTATAGATGTTACTCCAGGTCAAAAAAAGGTTGATGAAGCTTTTGGGCAAGAACTAGTAAAATGGAAAACTGGAGAAAGACAACAGGCTGAATCAAATATAGCAAACCTAGATAATAAATTATCACTTTTAGCTGAAGGCAAACAAAACGTATCAGGCACAAACATAGCTCTTACACCTGATCCTTTAAAACCAATTATTTTTCCTGAAGCAACAGGGTTTTTAGATGAAGTTAGTGATATTGTATTTCAATCATTAAGAGCAACATTAGGTGCGCAGTTTACAGAACAAGAGGGTAAAAGACTTATAGCTGCTACCTTTAACCAAGCATTGCCTGAAGAACAAAACATACCTAGATTACAAAGATTAAGTGCAAAAATAAAAGCAATATATAACTCAAAACAAAATGCTATAGATTACTACGATCAAAACGGCACACTTGTAGGGTATCAAGAAGAGCCATCAAGTTTTGCTGATATACTAGACTCAGTTTTGTTTGATGAATTTCAAAGAATGTCAAAAGAAGATATTTTAAATAAATATAAAACAGCAAACACACCAGAAGAAAGACAATCTATTTTAAGATTTGCAAAAATGTTAGAAAAACAAGGACAATAAAATGTCTTTATTGGAAGATTTAAAAAAAATTGATGAAATAGAAGAGGTTGTTGTTACTGCTCCAAAAAAAGAAAAACCAATAATACAACAAGCATTAACAAATTTACCAGGTAGTACTTATCAATTGGGTGCTGATATTGTAAATACAATAATAAATCCCGTAACTTCAGCTAAATCAATATTAAGTCTAGGTAAAGGCATTATTCAATTAGCAATACCAGGCGAGCAAAAAGATGAAAAAACTGCTAGAGCTTTAGGTCAATATTTTGCTAATAGATATGGTGGTTTAGAAAATATAAAACAAACTTTTGCACAAGACCCAGCTGGTTTTTTAGCAGACGCATCTATTGTTTTAACAGGTGGCGCAACAGCTACTGCCAAAGTTCCAAGCCTTGCAAAAGCAGCAGAAACAACACAAAAAATTGCAACTGCTATTGATCCTGTAACTGGTTTAGTAAAAGGCACACAAGCTATAGCACCTAAAGTAGCAACAGGGGCTAAAGAATTGTTAGGTGTTACAACTGGAGTTGGTAGTGAAGCAATAACACAAGCTGTGCAGGCTGGTAGATTAGGCGGTGAAGCTCAACAAAGATTTGCACAAAATTTAAGAGGACAAGCAGACCCACAAGATGTTGCTAATAGAGCTTTTGAAGCTTTAAAAAGTATGGGTTCGGAAAGAGCGGCACAATATACAAAAGGTGTTCAAGGGTTAAAATTAGCAGAAAAAACTGTAGATTTTACACCTGTGAATAATGCTATGAATAATATTTTGAAAGATGCTTTTTACAGACCTAAAGGAGCAACAAAGGTTGTACCAAAATATTCAGCGCCAACCATAAAAAAAATAGAAGAATTAAAAAATGTTGTTAATGAGTTTGCTAGTGATGCAGCTTTTCATACAGCAGAAGGTATAGATATTTTAAAAAGAAAAATTGATGATTTATATCCATTGCAAGCACAGTCGTCACAAGAGGCAAGAGTTGTAGCAGAATTAAGAAATAAAGTTAAAGAACAAATTTTAAAACAAGTTCCAGAATATGCTGATGTTATGAAACCCTATGAGGAAGCTATAAAATTAGAAAAACAAATAGCTAGTGAATTGTCGTTGGGTAAAAAAGTAAACGCTGGAACAACTTTAAGAAAATTACAATCTACCATGAGAGACAATGTTAATACCTCTTATGGAAATAGATTAGAGTTTTTAAAGCAACTTGACCCTGATTTACTACCAGACTTATCTGGACAAGCATTGTCAACTGTTGCGCCAAGAGGCTTACAAAGAGCTGTAGGTAGCGCATCTATACTCGGTGGTATAGGTTTTGATCCTACATTATTAGCAACATTGCCTTTACAATCACCAAGGTTAGTAGGTGAGGCAGCAATGAGAACAGGTCAGGCACAAAGAGTTTTAGGTGGTATACCAACACCACCAGTATTACCAACAGCAAGACTTGCAAGGTTGACAGGTGCTGTAACAGAGGAAACAGAAAAGCAGCTATCTACTGAAGAACAAGAGCGATTGGAATATTTAAACAGGTTGCTTAGCAAATAAACCCATGCCACGCCAATCAGAAAGAATTGGCCGATCTGGAGAATACTTAGTAGCCTCGCTACTTTCTTTGTACGCTGATACTGTGGTTATCGTTCCACATAGCGCAGAAGCAGACATCATTTTTGACGTAGACCACACGCTATATAAGTGCCAGGTTAAAACACAATCTAAAATAAGAAACCATAGAGTATCATGGGAATATGACTTTAGACGTGGTTCGTTTACCAAGAAAAGAGAATACGACAAAGGCTCAATAGACGTTTATGCTTTGGTTGCATTAGATCCGCAAAAGGTTTTGTTTACTTTTCCAGACGGCAGTAAACAGAAAACTATTAAAGACGAAGAGATGCAAGCGATGGATTCGCTAACCAATGTCAAAAACCTATTTAAAGAGCTTCGATGTCAACAGACACTTTAGGTTTTTCGTAATGCTTCAGAGAGTTCATACCCAATGATATTAGGTATTCAGCCACCTCATGTGGTGATTTTTTCTCTGTCTTACAAAACTCCTTGAACTCTTTTGCAAGGTGTTTGTTTACATATATAGGTTTTCTTCCGTTTCTTTCTTTTAAGATTCGATCATCAAACTCATATAAGTTCATAGTTACCTCATGGTTATAGAGAAACTTCTACAGAATAATCTCCTATATTATTACCTTTTGCATCTGTTCCGTAAACCATCTGTAATTCAAGATCAATAAAGTGTTTAGCTTTTAACAAGTCGGTCACCCTATCTTGTTTCTCTCCTTTACTTCTGGTTATATACTTCAAACAACTACCTAGGTTATAAGACAGGTTGTTAGCATATATATAATCAATAGGTTGTATCTTTGCACTTTTGTAATGTGTGCCAGCTACTTGGTTATTGGTAGCAAGAGCATCTATCTCTTGATCCCATTCCTTTTCGTTTCCTATATTTGTGTGAGCATATATAGTTGTATTCTTCATAAATTTCTCCACTTTTTTATTATATATTACTTTGATAATTAGTAATATTGGTATATTATAAACAAAAATATTAATAAAAGGGAAATTTATGGAAATATTAGAAAAGAATTTTGACATATCTAATACCATTGAAGTTGACGAACTAGCAGAGAGATGGGGTGTCAGCAAGAAAACAATCGACAATAGAAGGTATAGAGGTCAAGGACCTAACTACTTTAAGATTGGTGGTAAGATTAAATACGATCTTGATGATGTGAAAAGAATGGAACAAGACTCTTATATTTCTGTCCATGGCACACGCTAAGTTAAGTCCATCAGCAGCAAAGATATGGATGGCGTGTCCAGGTATGCCACAACTACTTGCAAGTATGGAAGTAGAATACAAAGTAGGTATACCAGCAGCGACAGGTACATTGATTCACGAAATGGTAGAGACACTACTTAAAGGTAGATTAAATAATCTTACCTTAGAAGAGTACTATCTTGATACCACCCACCATGTAGAAGATTTTGATTTGACAGTTGACCAAGAGATGATTGACTGTGCAAAAGTATATGTAGATTACATAGACAAAAGAATGATGGAGCTTGATGTAGCAAGACCATTAATTGAAGAAAAAGTTAATATGCCAGAGATACATGAAGATTTATGGGGAACAGCAGATGCTATCCTTATCGGTAAAGACACCATAGAAATAATAGATCTTAAAACTGGTAAGTGGGCAGTAGAAGCTGATAACCCACAAATGCGAATTTATGCACTAGGTGCATTGTCAAGATATGGCGATGACTGTACGGTGCAAATGACCATCGTACAACCAAGAGGTTGGCATAAAGATGGTCATATCCGATCATACTCCATATCAGCTATTAATTTAGTTGAATGGGCTTATGAAACTTTGAAGCCAGCTGCGGAAGCTTGCTACGAAGAAATACCCACATACAACTATAGTAAAGACGGTTGCCGTTGGTGTAATGCTAAAGAGGTATGTGATACTTATAAACAAAACCAAAGGGAGAACTAAATGGTTAAAGAAAAGAAAACTGAAACTGTTGATGAACCAACAATTAAGTTTGCAGACGATGGCGTTGAACATAAAATTAATGATATGCCAGATGAAGCAAAACAATTAATGGCGCGTTGGCAAGAAAAAAAACAAATCAGAGATGAATTTATTATCAAAGCTAATAATGACATTGATGATTTAAATACTCTGTTGTCATCTTATGAAGCTCGTATGAAACTGATACTAGAACCAGCAGATGAGCCTAAGATAGAGGTGCAGTAATGTCGTTAGCTAACATTAGGCAAAAGGCAAAGCTGAAACCACCAATTATGGTTCTATATGGACCAGGTGGTATTGGTAAAACATCTTTTGCTGCAACAATGAATAAAACTATTATTGTGCAAGCGGAAGATGGTATCGGTAAGATTGAGTGCGCTCACTTTCCTGTAGCAAAAACCTATAGTGAATTTGAAGATAACTTAAAAGCATTAATAAATGAAAAATCAGAATACAAAACTGTTTGTATAGATAGTTTAGATTGGTTGGAAACTTTAATGCATGAACATATATGTCTCAAAAATGGGTGGCCAGATATCTCTGCGCCAGCCTACGGAAAAGGCTATTCCGCTTGTTTAGAGACCTGGAAGGAATATCTTGGCTTACTGAATGACTTGCGAGCAAAAGGTTTTACTATTTTGCAGATTGCACATAACGAAGTAAAAAGATATGAAGATCCGTCAAGCGAACCACACGATAGACACCAAATTAAATTACATAGAAAAGCAGCTGACTTAGTTATCGAACATAGTGACGCTGTATTCTTTGCTAACTATAAGATTGGAACTATCCAAGTAAAAGGTAAAGGTGGTGGTATGACTACTAAACTAAAGCAAGGCGATAGAACTATCTTTACGCAAGAGACACCTGGCTTTCAAGCTAAGAATAGATTTGGCTTAGACGCAGAAATGCCTTTTGATTGGTCAGCAATCAGGGAGCAGATGTTGAAATGAGAGATGGTGAATTTAACGAACATTACTGTGATGACAAACCACAATATGAAGATGGATATTGTAATTATTGTGGGGAGAAAGAAGAGAAGTGTTCAGAATATAAATGTTGGATCAAATAAAAAAGGAGTAAGAAATGGATTTAACAAATTTTAATGTAGATGCCTCTAATGAAGGCAAGTCAGTTGTTGAGCCAGGTAGACACGTTCTGCATTGGCAAGGCGAAGAAGAAGAACTAATAGAAGGTAGAAACGGTTGGCGTGGGTGCAAGATGTATTTTGAAATAGATGGTGCAGGCATAAGACTAAATCATACCTTTACTGTTGGTCACGATAATCCTAAGTATGTTGATAGTGGTGTTAAATCAATGCTACTTATGGCGCAAGCGATGGGATTAAAAGAACCACCAAAAGATACATCAACTGCCTTTATGGGTAAAAGTGTATCAGCTGAATTAATTAAAGATGAAAATGGTTATCTGAAAATTAATGAAGATTGGGGTAGAACTTGGCAGGCAACAAATGTAAAGCCAGAACCTGTCAATGACAATATACAAACTGGTCCGTCTGAATCAGATTTAGCAGCGATGGGAACTACGACTGTTGATGATGATGACGATGCACCATTTTAATTACGATGGTAAAAACAGGCCTACGCTGTGTGCATATTGTAAAGCACCAGCTGGGCCACTACTCCACAAAGATGGAGATTACTGGCTTGGAGCGTGCTGTATGGCTCATTTAAAAAAGATTGGTAAGGGAGAAAGACTACCAAACAAAGCACAACTAAATGACGAGGGGATAGAATATTCCATAGCACAAACCAAAGAAATATATTTAGAACTAGCAGGTACAGAAGATCAAAAGCCTTTACATAAATGGGAGAGGGCTAACAGGAAAAGAATCTTTACTACTATTGTTAGGGAATATCTAAACTGGGCAAACGTGCAAGCGCAGTTAGATGATGAGAGAGCTGCAAATGGATTTAACAAAGTACCTGAAAAAGGACATACTCTATAACGACTTAGGCTTTAGCACAGGTAAGAGTACAAACGATTTAATAAACGAGATGCAAGCACAGGGATTGCTTGTAGACTTTTTAGAAATTACTGGCGAAATAATACGAGTACCAGTAAAAGCAATAAATGGTAAACCAGATACAGGCGGTCAAAAGTCTGGCTATTATGCAATTAACCAGGTTGGCGGACATATGTTCTGCACCTATGGTAATTGGAAAACAGGCTTCGAAGGTAAATGGTCAAGCATAGATACCAATCAACTTAGTATTGTAGATCGTCAAGAATTACAAAAACAAATGGAAGAGGCTGCTGCTAAGTCTCGTAAGGTAAGGCAACAAAAACAAGATGAAGTTGCAGTTGAGGTACAAGAACGATTTAAAATTTGCCACGAAGCCGTTGACCATGAATATCTCACGAATAAAAAAGTTAAAAGTTATGGGTTGAAACAATTAAATGGAAGATTAATTGTTCCCGTGTATTCTACTACAGGACAACTTCGTTCTCTACAATACATTGATAAAAAGGGGGAGAAAAGATTTGCTTCAGCGTCAGAAATTAAAGGTAATGTATTTTTAATTGGTACAACACTCACCGAATTACCAAACATAGAAAAATTAATTTTAGTAGAGGGTTACTCTACAGCTGCAACGGTTTATGAAGCTACCCAGATTCCTGTAGCGTGCGTATTTAGTGCCAACTTTTTGTTGGATGCAGCCTCTAAATTGCGTGCGCTTACAGGTGCTAGATTTATATTAGCACTTGATAATGATGAAAGCGGTGTTGGAGAAAAGAAAGCGCAAGAGTGCGCAAGTGCTGTAGTTAATTGTGCGGTGCGCTTACCTAGTGAGATTGGAGACTTTAACGATCTATATTTACGTCATGGTTTGGATAAAGTTAAAGCTGAACTTGTAGAACATAAGCTAGGCATACAAAAATATGCGGTGCGTAATCTTGTAGGCAAGCCAGAGCCACAAAAGTTTTTAGTAGAAGGTCTGATCCCCATTGGTAAGCCTGGAATTTTAGCCGCCGTAGGTGGAGTCGGTAAGTCATTAAGTGTCATACAGTTGGCGTTAGCGGTGGCGTGCGGTGGCAGGTGGTGGGGTAAGAATGTTGTAGAACGTGGTAATACTGTTATATTCTGTGCTGAAGATGATTTAATGGAAATACATAGACGACTCGACTTGCTCGACCCCCTAGGCAAGCGATTTAACTCCTCTCATGAAGTCTATGTATTTCCTGTCCCAGAACAAAAAGAGCCGATGATACTGTTAAGAGAAGAAGGGATTACACCTATAGCGCAGGAGCTTGTAGAGGAACTGCAAGCTATACCAAATTTAAAGCTCGTATGTTTTGATCCTCTCCAAGCATTTACAACTGGTAATGTATCTAGCAGTAATGAAGCAGGCCAACTATGGGGAAGTTATTGCGCAAACATATCAGCGCGTCTTGGTTGTTCTACGCTTACTATTCATCATCTTAATAAAGGCGCATTAGCGAATGATAGTGATGACGCTATGAGTCATAGAGCCGAGATAAGGGGTGCAAGTAGTATTACCGACAGCGTGCGGTGGGCGATAGCTATGTGGCTAGCGAGCGTGGAAGATTGTGAACGTATATGTGAAGAACAAAGAGTTAAATATGAACGCATGAACGTAGTAAAAGCTGCTCTTGTTAAATCTAATTCTGGTAATGTTGACTACACTACCAAGACATTATTTAGAAAGGACGGAGTGCTAGAACCACTAGAAGAATTACAAAACCCTATGAATTTATATGACCAATTTTAAAAGGAGAAAACTATGAACGTATTAAGTTTATTTGACGGAATGAGTTGTGGCAGGATTGCTTTAGAGCGTCTTGGCATACCAATAGATAATTATTATGCAAGTGAGATAGATAAATATGCTATCCAAGTAAGCCAAGCTAACTACCCAGATATTATACAAGTTGGTGATGTAACGGAGTTAGATACATCAACACTACCAAAGATTGATTTGATTATGGGCGGTAGTCCCTGTCAAGGATTTAGTTTTGCTGGTAAACAATTAGCGTTTGATGACCCAAGATCAGCATTGTTCTTTGAGTTTGTTAGATGTGTAGAGGAGTTAAAGCCAAAATATTTTTTATTAGAAAATGTAAGAATGAAGAAAGAATATTTAGATGTCATATCTGAATATATGGGTGTTGAGCCAATAATGATTAATTCAGCATTGGTATCAGCACAGAATAGAGTTAGGTTTTATTGGACTAACATACCTGGAATAGAACAGCCTGAACAAAGAGGTATAGTTTTAAGGGATATATTGGAAACACAAACAAATGAAAAACCTGTTAAAGATACAGAAAGAAACCAAAGACATTATAGAAATGATGATGAAAAATCTTTGTGTATGACTGCAACTATGTATAAAGGTGCTGGTAATAATGGTATGACTTTAGTTCAACAAAAACCTTTGCATATTGGAACAGCAGTAGATATAAAAGGACATGACCAAATAAAAAGGGTTTATTCAGAAGATGGTAAGTCTCCAACGCTTACAACTTGTGGTGGTGGACATAGAGAGCCAAAAGTAGTTGCTGGTGCATGGCGTGGTAGGTATTACAAAGACGGAGTAAGACAAGATCAGTTCGGCTCGGTTGCTGGTAAAACCAAACAAATGTTAGAGCTGCGAAAAGATGAAAAGACTAATACAGTCACTACAGTTCAAAAAGATAATGTAGTTGTTACCACAAAACCAAAAAGAGTTGGAACAATAAAAGATGGTAGTCAAGGCGATAGGATTTATTCACAAGATGCTAAAGGTATAACCCTTAATGCACAATCTGGAGGAACGGCTGGTAGCGGTAATATGTTGGTGGAAGATAAAGAAGTTTACTGGCGAAAACTAACCCCAGTTGAGTGTGAACGATTACAAACAGTACCAGATAATTATACGAATCATGTATCAAATACCCAGCGATATAAGATGCTTGGAAACGGCTGGACTATCGAAGTTATTGCTCATATTTTAAAGAATATGGAACTATGAGCGTTGGGAACTTTAGGGACATACTAGGGAAGCAGAGGGACAAACTATACCCTCAGATGCCCAACACTAGGGTAGGAGATGCCCATATATCCATACATATACATATGTATAAGAGAGCAAACCCCTTGAGGGGGTTTGACTCTCTGGGAGGAAGCGCACGCACGCTATGAGAAGATTCGGACAAATAGATAAAGCATATTGGTGGATTACTGCTCACAGCGAAAGCGAGCGTGGGGAGAAAACTGCGCTAATCCCTATCGCGCTTGCGCGGAAGGAGGGAGACTTCTCGCGCGTGCGCCAGATCGTATGGCATTGGTATCGCTCGGAGGTTGCAGGTAATGAAGATCTTTCTATGACAGCGCGCTTTGTTGGTTGGTCTTTGTGCGAGCGCTGGAGGTATGAAACCTGGTCCTCGCATGACGCTATTAGTTATTATGCGAAGATGACAGCTGTGAATAGGAAAAGCGTTGGGCGAGCGCTAGCGGAGTTGAGCGAGCAAGGATTAATCTGGATAGTTTTAGAAGGCGAGCCGAAGCGCTTGCGCAAGTCGCAGAGCGGAGGCAAGAAACATTTTTTGTTGGTTGGTTTAGCTGACCTGGTGCGCGAGTGAGGAGGTGCGTGATATGAATAAAGAGATAGAAGAGTTAAAAAATAAGTTAGCGGAGAATGAGTTGATGATTCAAGCGTTAGATTCGTTAATAGATCAACAGAGGTTGGTGCTTGAGCGTGTGCGTGAGCGTTTGGTTTTGGAGGTGGGCAAGCGTGAAGAATAGAAATTTAGTACACAGCGATAATTGGGAGACACCCAAAGATTTTTATGATGAATTAGATGCGGAGTTTAATTTTGATTTTGATCCGTGTCCGATATGCTTTGATGAGATAACACCAGATAAAGATGGTTTGCTTATTGCGTGGGGGGAGCGTAATTTTGTAAATCCACCCTACAGTAGAAAGCTAAAAGATGCATTTGTCATGCGTGCGGTTGAGATGGCGGCGCGTGGTAAGTTATGCGTTTGTCTTTTACCTGTTAGCACAAGTACAGTTCTTTTTCACGATGTTATACAACCCAATGCAAAAGAGATTCGTTTCTTGCGTGGTAGGGTTAAATTTATTGGCGTTAATACGTTTGGTGAGCGTGTTACCAATAAACCTGGTATGCATGATTCAATGATTG